CTTTATCATCAAAAAAAAAAGCAGCTACAAAAATACAATCTATTAGACGAGGAAATACAACCAGAAAACATACAAACAAATTATTATTTTATAAAAGAGCACCCCCAGAGATACAAAGTATAATAGATATTTACAATACTGATCAAGTTAAATTTGCAGCAAAATATCTATTTGATGCAATAAAAAATAATGAAATAAGAAAGATTAGAGATGTTATTAATAGAGGTTTAGATGTAAATATATTAGATGATGAATTAGAAATTACACCACTTATATTTTTATTAGAACAAGAAAACATTAATATAGATATAGTTAATTTTTTAATAGAAAATGGTGCAGATTTAAATGCTAGAGACGAGGAAGATAATAGTGTATTACATTTAGTAAATGATGTTAAAATAGCAGAAATATTACTAAATGCTGGTGCAAATATAAACTCAATAAATATGCATGGCGATTCTCCATTATTCATGGCATATAAGGTAGATATTGCAAAACTATTTATAGATAAAGGATTAGATGTTAATTATAGAAATAATTATAATGAAACACCACTTTTTGGCTTACTTAAATATAATAATAGTAGTTTAAATAGTGTTAAATTATTAATAGAAAATGGCGCGCAATTAAATATAGTAAATTCAAATGGATCAACATTATTACATAAGGTTAATGATGTTGAAATAGCAAGATTATTAATAAACAATAATAGTATAGAAATAAATACTCAAAATAATGAAGGAAAAACACCGTTACACTATATAAAAAATAAAAATCCAGAATTAATAAAGTTATTAATTAATGTAGGTGGTATTCTAGATATAGAAGATAACAATCGCGTTACACCTATTGATATTTTAATGGAAATAATGTTTGGTCACCCGAATCGTGCAAATAGCAATGAAACTTTTCAGGAAACTCTAAAATCAATTGCATTAGAAATTGTGAAATATATTAAAGGAGAACAAATTACAATATCAAGCAAAATATCAAACAAAAAATCAAGCAAAAAATCAAGCAAAAAATCAAGTAAAAAAGGCAAACTAAAACATTAATAATAAGATAATAAGATAAATAGTTTAATATTATTATATTTAAATATATTTTAACTATCTAAATATAATAATATTTAATCAAATTTTTATATGTATTTGTTTTTTTTTTATCTTTGCGTTTTTTTGTAATAACCTTATTTCCGCCTTTTTTTATGTTATTTTGTATTATATCATTTTGTAATGTTGTGTTTTTATTTTCTACCTTTTCATTAATTTCGTTATTTTCCACTTTTTCATTAATTTTATTATTTGATATTTGATATAATGTATCTGCAAAGAAATTTTTTTTATAAGATGAACCAATTAATCTAGCAAGTTGTTTATCTATTGTTAATGCTTTAGGTCTACAACCAACCATTGCAAACATTTCATCTCTTAATGGAATTTTATCTTTCGCATTATTTTTATAAAAAACCGAAACATCTAAATATACATTATATGAACTTCCTATGTTATCAATTGCTAAACGTAATGTATTAGAATATTTAATATCAATAAATTTATCATCTGGATTATAATTATAATTAATTAAGTCATCTTTTGATTTTAAATTTATTGGATGTATTTTAACATCTCTAATTTGTGCATATTTACCATTTACAAATAAATGAGAATCTTCTTTAAAGAAAAATTTATTAATATAATAGTTTAATATAATATCATTATCTATTTCTTTATCTTTATCTTTATTAGTTTCCGACGCTATAGTTGTTTGAAATTCATCATATGTAAATAATTCACTAAATGCATCATTTATTAATAAAATATCTTTAATATCTTCAATTTTTAAATTTATAAAAACATCATTATTATTTTTTATAATATTAAATTTATTCTCTAAATTATTACATAATAATTCATTACTGATATAAATATTGTTTGATTCAATATTTGGATTTTTTGAAAAAATATCATTTTTATAAATTTTATAAATTCCAGTTTCCATATTAAAATCTGGTATTTTTATATGATTAGGTTGATTATGTAATACATTTTTTAATAAAGTATTAGGATTTAATAGATCAATTAAATTTATATTAAATTTTAGATTTGAATATTTTGGAATTTCTTCAAAATCTATTTCATATATAAGTGATAATTTTGTCTCATTTGAAAATGAATTATATACTTCATCCTGATTTAAATTAATAGGATTAATTTTTTTTATTTTCACATAAAGATATTCCTGTATAAATTCGGTATCATCTGTTTTATTAATATTATTTTTAATTTTATAAAATTTATCATATAAAATAGTACCTGGTTTTAAATAATAATTTTCTAAAAGATAATGAACATTACTATATGTAATTATTTGTTTTAATTTAATCGAATCGCGATTAATAGTCCGAGTTAAAGTTTCTTCATCATTAATATATTCACTATCTGATAATATATATTTTGCATATTGATAAATAATTTTATTTCTTTTTTCTTCAGTATTAAGTTCAGCTATAGGATCTTCCTTATTATACATATAGTATTTATTTTTAGTTCTAATTTTTGACTCTTGATTTTGTTGTAAATTTTTTCGCAAGTCTTTAAAATAAGTTTTAATATTTTCTCCATTTTTATTTAAATCTGATGTTAAAAAAAAAATAAATGGATTATTAATATCATTTATTTGACTAATTATATCAAAAGTATCACTATATTTTTTTTCTATATGTTCAATTATATATTTAAATTTATTTACGAATGAATTAAAATAGAACATACTTCTTATTTTTCTATCTCTAACATTATCATCTACTTCTTTTTTTTGCTCGGTTGGAATATTATCAAAAAAAAATTCTATTAAGGGTATATTCATAATTTTAGTATCACTTAAATAACATTTTACTTGATATGATTTATAACCGTTTTCATAGTCTTTTAATAATAATATTATATTATTTAATGTTTGTATTATTTTATCTAAGTTAAAAAAAGAAAATATTTCACAATTTTCCGTTGCTTTTACGTTTGTAGTATATTTTTGTTTTAACATAGCAGTTGATTTAAGTATCTGTGTATCAGGTTGTTCACTTTTATTTAAAGTAAGGTTAGTAACAGTTGATAAATCTTTTTCTAATAAATACTGTCCCAATTTTAATTGACTATATAGAGGTTTAGTATTTAGAGATTCTATAATCATTTTTCCTGTTTCTTGATCACTTTTTTTATTAGTAATATCATCATCATCCGCGTGTATCTCCTTTAATTTATTATTATTTAATATTTTTTTATATATTGGTGTAGAATCAAAAAAGTTAAGTGGAAAATAAAATAAGCTTTGAACATATTCTTCATTACTTTTTTGCTGCGTAATCGTAATATTTTGCGTAATTTCTTCCATTTTACTTTCTGTTTTTCCACGTAAATTTTCTAATTCGTCATTTATCTGGTTTTTAAGTAAGTCATTTTTATAATAAAAATTAAATCTATCTAAAAATCGAGTAAATCTTGTAATATGTGTTTTTTCTTCGGACAATTTTTTTTCATGACTTTTAATATCATATAAATGCATTTCAAAATTATCTTTATTAATATAATATGATGAATATGGAATCATAAATTTGTTATATATATTGTTGTCCAGTTGATTTAATACTTCTTTAAATTCTTTTAGATATTCAGGATCTTGTTTGTTCAATTTTCGACTCTGTTCATATTTACGCCATTGTATGTCATACATATTATTATTTCTGATTTTAAGGTATTTAAAATCTTCTAAATTTAAAACATGAGTGTATCCTGCTATTTTATACTTTAATTTAATAACAAAATTAACTGGATTTATTTCAGTATCACCACTAAAAAATGATTTTTTAATAGAACCCGTCTCCATCATCACCTTCTTATCTGCCTCGCTATCAACCATTAATTATTATATTATATTAAGTTTATATAATAATTAACAGAATTTATATAGCAATATTATTTAACATATTCATTTTATTATGTAATTGTTCTTGTTCTCCGGCGCGTTTTAATATATCATGTGCTCTTTCTAATTCTTCTTGTGAAACTTTTCCATCACCATCAATATCTATTACATTAGTAAGTTTTTTATATTTATTAGGCAAAATACAATATTTACTATTTTCATTAAATACAAAATTACTTAAAATTATAAATACAGCAGTGATAGTTAAAGATATAAAAATGTCACGAGACCCCATAAATGCTATAGTAAATATTAAAACTTCACGTGCAATATTTTTTATTAACATTTCTTGCCCTTTAGTTAATTTAATTTCTATATATCTAGAACCAAGATTCATAAATATCATCATTAATCCTAAAAATAATTTATTACTACTAATATTATTAAAAAAATTATTAATACTTAAATTTTTAAAAGAATTAGTATTAATATAATTTTTAAATCTTGTACTATAACTCATATATATATTTAGATAAAATAAATTATATTTTTTAGTAATTTTCTAAAATATTATTATATTCGTTTTTTATAATAGAAATGTATCAATTAAATCCGGCATCAATAGAATCAACTAAAGAACCATTAGTTGAAAAAAAAATAAAACAACCAACTAATAATAATAATAATAAAACAATTAAAAATAAAAAACAAGTTAATTTTTATTCATCAGATCAAGAAAATTTAGAAAATAAAAAAAAATTAACAAATATTAATAATTTATTATCAAAATTACACGATGATGATGAAGATGATGATGATGATGAATTATCCGGATTAAATATAAGCGAAAAAATGACACCAATGACAAATGAACATACAAACAAAGATTTAATAAATTCTGAATTAAAAAAAATGAATTCAAATTCAGAAAATAATAATACAATTTTAGAAAGTGCAGTAAATTCAAATTATTCAAATTTTCAAGATAGTTATAAAAAAAATTTAGAGTATTTAAATAATATAAATGAAAAACAAAGTTTTACTAATTATTCACAATCACAATCATTAAATTATGATAATAAACAATTAATATCAAAATTAGATTATATAATACATTTATTGGAAGAACAACACAATGAAAAAACAAATCATATAACAGAAGAATTAATTTTATATTTATTTTTAGGAATTTTTATAATATTTGTTTTAGATTCTTTTGCCAAAGCAAGTAAGTATATAAGATAATTAATAATTATATTTTTAGTAAATAAATATAATTATTTATATTTTTTTAAATATATATAAATATTCATTATTATAATCAACTGCTTGTAAATCTATTTTTTTTAAAAATTTAAAATTTTTAGATTTAGCCAAATTAAGAATTTTAATAGTTTCTGGCATATATAAATTAATTTCATTTTCTCTGGTATTATGTGTTTTAAAATTACTAAATTTTTCATTATAAGAAGCATATGGTGTAATAGTAGAATCAATTTGATTATTATTATCTGAATTAATTATTTTATATTTTGATATAAATTCATTATCATTATCAAATTTAACAATCATCTCAGTAACCTTTTTTCCATATTTTTCAGGATCATATAATGTATCAGAATCTTTATTTTGTACATATGGTTTAAATTTATTTCTATCAACTAAATGTATAATTAAAAATCCATCTTTAGATAATATGCTACTACAATTTTCAAAAAAAATATTTTTTTCTTTAATTTCATATATTGTTTTTCCTAAACATAAGATATGACTATATGCATCAAAATCTAAAAAATTACTTGTTAAAATATCACCTAATATAAATTTACATTTAGGATAATTAGATTGTGCTTTAGAAATCATATCTTCTGATAAATCTAATCCTTCAATATTATAGTTAAGATCATTAAATATATTAACTGTATAACCAGTTCCACAACCTATATCTAAAATTTTATCTGTAGTTTTTTTATTTGATAATTTTTTTATTTGTTCTAATTCATATTCATTTCTTTTTTTATTTAAATGTATTGCATCATAATATTTACTATAAAAGTTATCATATATATCTGTATCTACTTTTTTAACATATTTTTCATTAGTATCTATATTATTATAATTTTCTAATAAATAATAATTAGACACATTATTAGAAGTATTAAATAAAATAGTAATAAATAATAATATTAAAAATATTATAAATAATTTATTTAAAAATTGTAATTTATTAAAAGAACTAAATACAGTAAAAAAAATATTATATATATAAATTAATATATTATATAAACTATCTAAAACATTAGATTCATTTTTATATGGATATTTATTCATAATTTATTAATATGTATTTATATAATATTTTTTATGTTTTTTTTTATAAAAATATATGGACTCAAATAATATTGATGATAGTAGAAGTGAATTTAAAAATATAACTTTTTCTAAATATCAAAAATCTAAAGCACGTCAAGAATTAATAAATTGCATTTATAATTGTAAAATTGAAAATGCAAATTATTGGGCTGCTGAATTTATATGTTCTGGACATTTTTTAGATTTATGGGATATTATAATTTTATATGCTACTAAATATATACATTCAGGTAATCCTAAATTATCAATTTATTTAAATATGAGATACGATGTATTTTCTAATATAGTTAATAATGGTTATTCTAATAATATTATTATATTACGTAACAATATAAAAATCCGAAAATTATTTTCTGAAATTATATGTATTTTATGTTATTCTAATAAAAAACATAATTATCAACAAGTAAAATTAAATAAATATGAAGAATTTGATTTAACAAATATTAGTTCTAAATTTAAAGCGCCTAATATTAAATTTATTGAAACAGTATACAAAGAAGATGATCCTAAAGAATTATTTATACCATTTAATGAATTAATTTATAATATTACTATTAAAAATATAATTGAGATTTGCTATTGGTATGAATGGATTATTGAATATGAAAATATGTGTAAAAAAAAGAAGAAAAAATGTATATGTCAAGCAAGAACTTATCCACCAAATGGAACACATAATGATATTATATGGATAATATGGGATATATTATTTTATTTTTCTAATCCTGAAAACTCAAATACATATAATATACAATCTTCGCTTATTATTAATAAATTAATAAAATCATTATATAATTTATATATTATTAAATATAAATCAACTTTTAAAACAAAAAGAAAATATATTATATATTTTGCATTTTCAATACTTACCGATAATATTAATTATGATATAAATATTACTAATGAATTTACTAAAATAGAAGCAATTGTTGAAAAAATTAATAATATTTATCGCGATATAAAGAAAAATGAAGTATCATGTAATACTGACTATCTTTTTCAAAATCTAAAAAAAAGTAATGCAGAAAAAACTATAGAAAAATTAGAAATTATCAATAATTTATGATTCAATTTACATATAATATTTTTTTTATTATTTATCGTTAGATAATAAAAAAATTGATTATCATTAGTTTAATTATAATTACTACACTAACACAGATTTATATAAATATGCCAATTGTATGGCTTTCGCTTGATCCGCGCACTAATAATATTAATTTTTACCCATCTAGTATTTCTCGAAAAATTGAAGACCATTATACTAACAGTTTAAATACTATGCCATATAATTTGGGCGAAGATTTCTTTAATGCGACTATTCATTTTCACATTACTACTAATGAAAATTTTTATCAAACTACTAAAGCAAAATATTATGATAACAAACAAGTTAAACCACCTGGTTTTCGTAGTGTAAAAAGAATTGAATTAACATCTAATTCTAATTCTAATGTTATTAAAATTAGAACAAAAAAATTTATAAATAATGAATGGCGAATTACTAATAGACCATTTGATCATGAAATAATTGTTGAAATTCCATCAGAAGTAATTATCTAAAATATAAAAAGTAGTAAGAAAAATATTCTATTATATTTTATAATAAAATAAAATTTTATAACCATATTTTGTAGAAAGTGTATATTTTTCAGGATAATATTTAGGATTTTCTACAAATGTAAATACATTATTTTTATTTAATATTTTTTTCCAGTTAAATTTAGTAAGTTTTGAATAACTACTACCATCAAATTTATAAGGTTTTTTATTAATAGTTATAACACTTACAAAATGACTATTTGCATTTGGATTATAATGATCTTTATTTGTTAAAATAATACTATCTAATTTATATTTATATTTTTGTTTATTAAATTCTATTTCATATTCTTCATCATATTTCATTCCACTTTTATGATCTTCTATAATTATCATATCATGATCTTTATAAAATGAATTATTTAATTTCTGTAAAATATTAGTATATCTTTTCTTACTACTACTATCAATATTTATTCGTAATATATTTAAAATATTATAATTCATATAACTCATTATTATTTCATAAAATTCTAACGGATTTCCTGCTTCATATATATTTGGTAGATAATAATTAGGTGAAATTTTAGTTATTCTATTATATATTTTCATTATTAAATAATTAGTATCTAAATTAAATGTTAGTTTTTTAATTTGATTATGTAAATTTATTTCATTATTAACATTATTTATATTTAAGTCTTGATTATATGATGCTTCTATATATAAATTAAATATGAATAATAATTTTCTTAATTCTTCATCATGTAATGGTGTATTATCATATTTTTTACCAGTTATCATTAAATTTCTAAAAAATCTAAAAAATTTTCTACCTTTATCGCTAAAAAAAAACACAACAAACATAGTATTAAACCAACAATTTGAATGAAGTTGTTTTGGTGCTATAAATTTAGTTGGATCTAAATGTTTTGAACCTTTTAAATTTTTTAGTAGATATTTTTGAACTAATGCATTATCAAAACTTAAACAATGTGGTTTTATATTATCACCTATATTTATTTCTAATAAATTATTACATACTCTAATCTTATTATTTTTTAATGTTTGTAACTTTTTTACATCTAATCTTCTATTAATATATGGAGAGAATGATTTTATACTATTATTATTTATTTTTGTATCTTTTTTAATTTTTATAGTTTTTAATAACTTATTATATAAACTTTTTCTTGTTTTCATTATTATATATTAATATATAAATAAATGGAAAGATATTTTTAGCAATAAATTAATAATTAATAATATTATTAATTTATATAATGGGAGAAACTATAAAAAAATCACTTGATAATATAGTAAAAAATATAAAATCTCCAAATTCAACTAACTCTTTACTATCAGCATCTTCTTCTGATAATAATGTAGATTTTAAAAGTTTGATTAATACACCTGTTAATAGTATAATAAATAAAACTATTTCTAACAAAACTTCATTATCAAATAAAACTTCAATATCTGATGATGTACAAACTATCAAATCATCAAGTTCATTTTTTACTTTTAGAAATTTTTTATTTATTTTTCTATTAGTTATATTAATATCGGTTATTATATTTTATATCACAACTTATTTTAGCAATAAAAATAATACAATTACAAATTTTTTTAATTCTATTTTTTCAAAAACAAATGCATCAATTAATAATACTACTAAAAAAATTAATAATTCAAAAACAGTATCCAGTATAAATTCTTTACAAAATAGTCTAAAAAGCAGTTCCTCTTTAAATTCAGATACAACTGATTCTGAACCAGAACCAAATAGAACTTCTTCCTTAAATCAAGGTTACTGTTTTATTGGTAAAATAAATGATACTCGTTACTGTGCAAAAGTTAATGAACATACAAAATGTATGTCTGGCGATATTTATCCAACTTTAGATATATGTATTAATCCTAAATTAAGAATATAATATACTATATTATTTTTTATATTTACGTGTTTCTTTACCTTTACCTTTACCTTTACCTTTTATTTTATTTCTTTTTATTGTTTTATTTTTTAATTCTATATAAGGTTTAAAAAATTTTAACATATCATTTGCTGTACGATTACCATTATATTCTTTTATTTTTTTACCTTTTTTATATATTATAATGGTCGGAAAACCATTAACAGACTTCTTTAGTGTATTAAAATCTATATTTTGTAATTGATTCGCATCTATTTGTAATAATATATTATCACATTTAATTTTTTTTATTTTTTTTTTTAAAATATTCCATTCTGCTTCCATATTTTTACAATGAAAACATGATTCACTAAATACACCTATTAAACATGTTTTTTTTTTTAATAAAGTTTTTATTATTTCTTTATCATAAAAATTATCTCTTATTTCAATTATTTGCATATAATATTATATAATATTTTATAATATTTTATAATATCTAAAAATATTATATTTATATAATCTAATTAATAATGAAATTTAATTATAAAATTTTAGCAATACTATTTGTTTTTTTATTAGGTTTATTTTATTATAGTAATTCTTTTAAAATATATGAAAAACTATCTAATAATTCTGATGATAATACTAAAAAGAAAACCTCGCTTAATTATAAATGTCCAAATATGTTAATTGAAAAAGATGGAAAAATTTTATTATTTAATTCTAACTTAGCAGCAGTTCCAGGCGTTAATCCTATTCAATTTAATAAATTAGAAGAGTACGCTGAATTTATTGAATGGCAAAAATCTCAAAATATTAATTGTCCTATATTATATCTACAGTATACAACTGATACACAAAATAATGATTTACTTCAAATTAAACCTTCTATATTTGAAAATTCAGGCGGATTATCCAATTTTAAATCTCATACATTACCTGGAAAATTACCCAAAGATTATTATGAAAAAAATAAAATGCTTGATGCTACATTAAATTCTACACCTAATTCAAGCATAAAATTTAATACTGAAATGTATTCTGGCTATGATCAATATAATCAAAATGTAGGAGTTGATACTCCGTTAGATTTTTTATACAATGAAAAAACTTCTATATCAAGAAATCCAATGGATCCTAATTGGGGTGGAAAAAAATTTACTGAAAAAGCATTACATAATGGCGATTATAAAAATAGAGAAATATATAAATATAATAGAGAAAACTATAAATATAATATTAACTAATTTTAGTAATATTATTTATATATTTATATTATATATAGTAAATGAATGATAAAACTCGTAATGTAAAAAAACTAAGAAATAAAAAAACTCGTAATGTAAAAAAAATAATAGATAAAAAAACTCGCAATGTTAAAAAAGTAAGAAATAACAAAACTCGTAATGTAAAAAAAATAATAGATAACAAAACTCGTAATGTAAAAAAAATAAAAAATAACAAAACTCGTAATGTAAAAAAATTAAGATATAAAAATTCTCGTGGTCGTGGTTTACAATTGATAATCAATGATGATTACGACCCTCGTAATTCTAAAAGCCAAATATTAATAACTGAGGATGAGAAAAAACGTAGAAACGAGGAAAAAGAAAAACTAAAATCATTACGTGCTAGATTTAATCCAAATTCAGAGTATATTAGAGGATTGAATGCGCGTTTAAATGAGTTTAATACTGCTGGCTTATCTACCAAACAAATTGAACATGTACAAAGAGTAAATAAATTACCAAACAAAAGTGCTGCAGTTAGTTTAATTAGAAGACAAGCAATAGATAAAGCATAATATATATTATATAATTTTCAATATAGAATAATAAATTATATAATTTATATAAAATAAAAATTTGTTATTAATTTATAATTAATTTTATATCATTATAACCTCAATATTATCTATATTATTTTTTTTCAATATTGATAATCTATGAACGCCATCACATACTTGAAAATTATTATTAATTAAAATTAATCTTGTTGTTTCTAAGTTATAAGTATTTGGATTAAAATTTTTTATTAATTTGTCAAATTGTTGTGGTGTATGATTATCTTGTAAATAAATACCCATATATTTGCTATAATAATTTATGTATGGATTTTTATCATTGCATACATAATAATAATGTGGAGAGTCTATTATTTTATAATTATTTGGATCATTAACCAGTCTAATATACAATTTATCAATATTAATATTTACTTTTTTCATAATTTTTGATATACCAAGATGCCATGGAATATATATATTATTTACTATTTTATTTTCAAATTCGCGAGGTTGTTTATTTAATATAAATTTACATACTTCAATACATTCCTCATTTGAATCTGTAATATGTATAATATGATTATGTGAAATTCCGGGCGGTAGATTATTAGATATTTGTAAATTACTATCTTTAAATTTTGGATTATATTTTTCTCTTAATTTCCATTTCAAATTTACTATATTTTCATCAGCAAAAACTTTAAAAGTTCCTTCTCCATACTGCTTAATATTTGATCCATTATTTTTAATTAAAATATGAAAATATTCATTTTTTACTGATTTTAAATATTTTGTTTTGCCGAAAATATGATTACTATTAACCATTTCTAATTTATAAATATTTTTGATAAAAGTTTCATAATTATTAATAATCCCTCTTTTTATATTTAATATAGTACAGTTTATATTATTACTAATAGTATTTAAAATATCTAAAATATATTCTATACCATGTCCCCATACTATTATACTATTATACATAGTTGTTGTATTTTTATAATTTAATTTACAATTATTTTCACCTTTATTGATTTTATAAAATTCTTGTTTATAATTATTAACATAATTAAGATGTTTAATTTTATCAGGACGAACATCTATATATTCAATATATTCGCAATATCGTAATGATAAATCATCTAATAAGCAAGGCACATAAGATATACCGTTATATATTTTATTATGCAAAATTAATGGATATATATCATTATGGAGAGAAAATTTTGTATAATGTAATTTTTCAAACAAATCAAATCTAAAATGTAGTTTCTCTTCTTTCTCTTTTTTGTATAAATCTAATTGTATATGAAAATTATTTATATTAATAATTTTATGTAAAAATATATTTTTATCATACCAATTAATTATAATATTTTTATTTTTATGTATATTGCTTGTTAATATATCTACATCATCATTAATATTATATTTTGGTAAATCTTTATCAAATTTAATAATAACATAGTCCTCTAATTTATTAAAAATGTATTGTAAATTTAACATAATCTAATAATCTAATAATATAATATATATTTATTTAATTTTTAAATATATATTACCAATCTTTTCTAGGAGTGGGCGAATACGGTTCTTTAATAATTTGTTCATAATTGTTAATTGATTTATGAACATAAAAAGTGTCAAATGGTAATTTTTTACTTTTCATTACAAAAATATAATTATTATTAAATAAAATTTTTTCTAATTCAGGACTTGGTCTTTCTATTGTCATTGCTAGAAATGTATATTTATTAAATGGAAAATTGGACAAAATTCGTTCTTCGGCTCCTTCTACATCTAAACTTAAATAATCAATAATTTTTGGAGCGTTAAAATAATCTAGTACATATTCAAGTGTTTTTGTTTTTAATTTAATTATTTTAGATTTTTTTAATTCATTACCTCGATATTTATAGTTATTATCAGTATCTTCATCTACAATTCCGCCTAATTCTCCGTTATCTATTCTAAAATCAATTTCTATATCATTTTTTCTATCAATAACAATATTTGATAAATTACAATTTCTATTTTTTTTTAATTTTTCATAATAAATTGGGTTAGGTTCTATACAAATACCATTCCAATTTAATTGTTTTTCTAATATTAAAGTATTGTTTATTTTCAAACCATCCGATGCAGCTAAATCAATAAAATAACCATTTTTTTTATATTTAAAAATAGTATCAATTATCCATTCATCTTGTCCTTTTTGTCCTATAAATTTCATAATATTTATATGTTAATATTATATAGTTTTTAAATTTAAATATTAAAATATTATATAGAATATTGCTAGAAATAAATTACTATATTAACTTTATTTTGACCAATAATTAATATTATATTTTTCATTTATATATCTTAATATGATTAAACTTTAACCCAATTTTCTGGAAATAAATCATGTGTTGAATTATTACATTTTGGTCCAAACCAAACATTTGGATAACAAACAATTTTTTTCAAATTAGAATTGAAATAAGCACCCCACCAACTAAAAGTACTATTTGCAATTATATTATGAAGACATAAACTCATTAATATTAACTGTTCCCAATCTTGTATGTTAGTATTACATTGTATAAAATTTAATTGAGGATATAATTTTTCTATATCTTTAATCATATTTTTTATAATATTATTGTCTTGTTCTTCATTAAAATATAAAATAGTATCACATGTATTATCTTTTTCTAATATAATTTTTAAAGCATCTATATAATATTTGGTATTTAATATTAAATGAATATCGGGTTCTTTTACATAATCTCCAATTCTAAAATGTAAACTAATAATTTTATTATTATTAAAATATTCTTTATATTTTTCTTTTATTTCTGTTTTCTGTTTATCAAGTTGTATTATTTCAATTATAGACTTATAATAATTTTCAAAATATTTTGGTGATTGAAAATATCCGTTAATTTTGAAATCTGTATTAATAAATGAAATTTTATTATATGTAAAATGAGGTTCCTTATATATTGGTATATTGATATTATCACAAGTTATTTTTGAAAGATTATACAAAAAATTATGCCAGTATGTTGGTCTTAAACTTTTGTTATCAAGAGGAGAAACATTATCACCCTTATTTTTTACAATTTTAAAACTTATATTATTTTCTAATGCATATGAAATTCCGCAAAAAATTTGAAATAATTGATTACCTAATCCACCCATTAATTGTATATAAATCATATAATGAATATGATTTTTTATGTTTATATGAATAATATTTAAATATAATATTCTTATATAATTTAGTAAAAAATTATATAAAGATAATTGTTTAAATCTATTTAATAAGCACTAGTAGTGTAATGGTTATCATACTTGCCTTCCAAGCAAGTGATCCGAGTTCGATTCTCGGCTAGTGCAATTAATATATATTATATTACATATAATATGTATTAAAAATATTTTTATAATAATAATAATAAATATGTTATTATCATTATTATTTATTAATAATATTTTACCACCAATTAATAATATTTATTATACAAGTATTAATATACCTTTAATTGGTAATCAACATGTTACATATCAACGAATTGAAAAATTAAAATCTGTAATTAAATTATCTGGTAAAATTAATCAAAATGGATATATTTATTATGATATGAATAATCCATATAAATATACATTAGATGATAAATTAAAATATACTATAAATAAATATAGATGTTCTATAGATAATCCTATATATTATACAAATAGTGATATAATTGAATTACAAATTAAAATAAATTTAATTAATTATACAAAAAAATTAATTTTAACTAATTTTAATTCTATAAATTAAAATTAGAATAAATTAAATCATATAATATATATTCTTTTAAA